AAAGATCAGGTAGCATGTCTAAAGATGTGCATGGACAGACTTCTACCTGTCTCACTCTTTGAAAAGGATGCTAAGGGTCAGCGGAATGCTGTAACAATTAACATCACTGGCTTGGGTGAGACTAAGGTGGAAGCTGTAGAGACCATCGACATGGTAGACGAAGATGAATCTTAATTTCGAGCTACTGCCCTGGCAAAAGAAAGTATTTAGCGATGACACAAGGTTTAAGGTTATCGTAGCAGGACGACGTTGTGGTAAGAGCAGACTCTCAGCAGTAGCCCTCTTGGTAGAGGGACTGAGGTGTCCTCAAGGCTCAGCAGTGATGTATGTAGCTCCTACCCAAGGGCAAGCAAGACAGATTATCTGGGACTTGCTGATGGAGCTGGGTAGAGATGTGATAGCAAACTCCCATGTGAATAACATGGACATCACTTTGATTAATGGTGCTAAGATTTACGTCAGAGGTGCTGATAGACCAGATACCCTTCGAGGAGTCAGCTTAACATTCCTAGTCTTGGATGAGGTAGCTGACATAAAGCCAGACACCTGGGAGAAGGTCTTACGTGCTTCGTTATCAGACAAAAAGGGTAAAGCACTCTTTATTGGGACTCCGAAGGGACGCAACTGGTTCTACGATATGTATAACTTGGGGTCGTCTGAAGAAGATGAGGAGTGGAAGAGCTGGCACTTCACAACCAAAGACAATCCGCTTATTGATCCGAAAGAGATTGAGGGAGCTAAAAAGACTTTATCGTCATTCAGTTTTAAGCAGGAATACGAAGCAAGCTTTGATAACGCAGGAACAGACTTATTCAAAGAACAATGGATAAAGTATGGAGAAGAGCCTGTTGAAGGTGTTTATTACATAGCAATAGACTTAGCAGGATTTACTAATGTTAACTACTCTTCTGCAAGACAAAAGAAACTAGACGAATCAGCTATCGCTGTAGTAAAAGTAACAGAGGATGGTGAATGGTTTGTTAAAAAGATAGAACATGGACGCTGGGATGTTAAAGACGCTGCAGCAAGGATTCTTAAAAACATTAAAGAGTTTCAACCAGTGGGTGTGGGGATGGAGCGAGGGACAGTACGCAACGCTGTGCTACCCTATCTTAGCGATTTAATGCGAGCAAACAATGTCTACGCAAGTATACAAGATTTAACGCATGGCGGTAAGCAAAAGACTGAACGAGTTGTCTGGGCATTACAAGGACGCTTTGAGCACAGTAAGGTAACACTGAATGAAGAGGAAGACTGGAAAGAGTTTGTAGACCAGCTCCTAATGTTTCCCACTGCACAGGTGCATGACGACTTAGTGGATGCTTTAAGTTACATCGATCAGTTAGCTGTAACGTCATACTTTACAAATGACGAAGAAGAAGAGTACGAACCAACCGATTTCATTGCTGGCTATTAAGGAAAGATATGTACGATAAAGAATATGAAAACGACTATGTCCCTTTAAATTTTGATGAACTTAGCAAGAACCCAGCAGTATGGGAAGTAATCAAAGAAGAGATGAACTACCTAAGCGGTGATTGTCTAATGAAGATTATCACTGCTGCGAAGGAACAAGGACTTAAAGACGATAAGATCTTTATACCTGCTGTAGAAGTTGTTGAGGTTGAGTTTGAAGATCTATTCAAATCATCAATTAATGACACCACTGAGGAAGACTAAGAATGGCTGAGTTTAAAGAAGATACAGTTACTGAAGCTGATCGTGAGTTAGTTTCGTTTATTGTTGATCACTGCAATCGTTGGAGAGATCACAGAGATGTAAACTATCTAGATAAATGGGAAGAGTATGAAAGACTTTGGAGAGGAATCTGGGATGGGGCTGATAAGACTCGTGAGTCCGAGAGATCTCGTCTTATTACTCCCGCCCTCCAGCAAGCTATCGAAGGTAAACAAGCTGAGATATCTGAAGCTGTGTTTGGTCGTGGTGAGTTCTTTGACATTGTTGATGATCGCCTTGATCCTGACCAACAAGATATTGCTTTAGTACGTCAACAGATGCACGAGGACTTTAAGTTCTCTAGGATTAAGAAAGCAATTGATGATGTGATTCTCTTAGGAGAGTTATATGGCACAGGTATCGGAGAGATTGTAGTAGAAGAAAAGACTGTAATGTCTCCTGCTACCCAGCCTATTCCTGGCAGTGCTATGGCAGCAATTGGTGTAAAAGAACAGAAGAAGTTTATGGTAGGTCTAAACCCTATCAATCCTCGTAACTTCTTAGTTGATCCTAACGCTCGTGACGTAGAGTCAGCTCTAGGTGTAGCTATTGAAGAATACATGCCATACTTTAAGATTGTCCAAGGCATGGTCGATGGTACATATCGTAAGGTATCCATTACTCCTAGTTACAATGACATGGACTTAGAGCCTGTCCAAGAGATGTCTCCTAAGCAAGATGATAAAGTACGAGTGCTTCGCTACTATGGTCTTGTTCCTAAGAGTTACTTAGAAGAATTAAATAAGCAAGACGGAGAAGAGATAGTAGATCTGTTCCCTGAGGGATCAATGGCTGAAGACTACCAAGACATGGTAGAAGCTATTGTTGTAGTAGCTGACGATCAGTGGCTCTTAAAAGCTGAAGAGAATCCTTACATGATGAAGGATCGTCCTATTGTCTCCTATCAAGCTGATTCCATGCCTGGTCGTTTCTGGGGTCGTGGTACTGCTGAGAAGGGCTACAACATGCAGAAGGCTATTGATGCACAGATTCGTGCTCATTTAGATAGTCTTGCTCTAACCACTGCCCCAATGATGGCGATGGATGCTACTCGTCTACCTCGTGGTGCTAAGTTTGATGTACGTCCTGGTAAGAATATCTTAGTTAACGGTAATCCTAATGAGATCATGATGCCATTTAAGTTTGGCAACACTGATCCTCTAAACATGGGTACTGCTCAGACTTTCCAATCAATGCTCCTCCAAGCTACAGGAACAATGGACGCTGCTGCTATGCCTAGTCAGGTAGCTGCAGGAGAAGCCTCTGGTGCTGGTTTATCAATGGCTCTATCAGGCTTGATGAAGAAGAACAAGCGTACTCTGATTAACTTCCAAGAGGACTTCTTAATCCCCTTCATTACTAAATCTGCCTACAGGTTCATGCAGTTTGACCCTGAGCGTTATCCTGTTAAAGACTTTGTTTTCCTACCAGTATCTACCTTAGGAATGGTAGCTCGTGAGTACGAACAACAGCAAATGATGGGTTTAATGTCTACCTTAGGAGGTCAATCTCCTATAATTCCAGTGCTTTTACAAGGTGTAATCCAAGGTTCTAGCATTGCAAACCGTGAAGAAATCATTTCTACGCTCCAGCAAATGAGTCAACCTGACCCAATGCAGCAGCAAATGCAGCAACTTACTATGGCTACGGCTGAGGCTACCCTACAAAAGACTCAGGCTGAGGCTGCTAAGGCTATGGCTGAGGCTCAAAGAGCTGGTGCTCAAGCCCAGGCTGTACCTGTTGAGGCTCAGGCTAAGGTAATCGCTGCAGCTTCTAAGAATACTGCTGATCCTATGGCAAATGAGTTTGAACAACGTATGAAAATTGCTGATAGACTGATTAAAGTAGAGGATATTAAGTCCAATGAGCGTATCGCTGAGATACAAAGTATGGGAAAAATGCAAAAAGGACTTGACAATTTGCAATAAGTATGCTATAATATAAGTATATATTACCACAATAAACTCTCCTTGTCAAGGAAAAAGAGAATGAACCGTGAATTACAAGATTACTACGAAAACAGATTTAGTATGACAGCTACCCAAGGGTGGCAGGATTTGTTAGAAGACATAGATTTAATGCTTAGCTCTACAGACACCGTTAAAGGTGTAGAAACTGTTGAGCAACTCCACTTTAGAAAGGGCGAAGTCTCTATCATGATGTGGATAAAAAACTTAAAACAGTCTAGCGAAGAAGTATATGAGCAGCTTCAGCAGGAAGAAGACAATGCCCAGACGACTGTTTGAATTTGAATGTAAGAATTCGCATATCACCGAAGCCTTCGTCGATGTAGACACAAAAGAAGTTCGGTGTGGTGAGTGTGGCGAGATTGCTACTCGCATTCTTTCCTCTCCTAGGTTGAGTTTAGATCCAATCTGTGGAGATTTTCCTAGTGCTACTGCACGATGGGCAAAGATGAGAGCTGAGAAGCTGACATTGGAAAGAAAAACAAAAGCAAATCACGGCTCGTAAATGGACTCTTGACCACCGAGCTATTTTAAATGTCCTAAAATCGCATTGCGACAGGAGAATATACATGGCTGCAAATTTTATCGAACTGCCCGAAGTAGACGCTAACGAGAAGTACATTGATCCAACACAAGATGTAGCACTACCAGAGTCTGCTGAACTAGCAGAACAACCTGTAGAGGCTGCTCCTGAACTACCTGAGAAGTATCGTGGTAAAGCTCTCGACGAGATTATCAGGATGCATCAAGAAGCCGAGAAGTTAATCGGACGACAGGCACAAGAGGTTGGTGAAGTACGCAAGTTAGCTGA